AGGAGCTTGGACAGAAGCTTGGACGGGGTCTTGGACAGGATCTGACTGAGCCGAGGCATATGCAGAACTACCAATATCAAAATACTCTCGTCCTTTAGTCCCGTTCGCATCTTCGCTTTCCAACCCACCTTCTATGAGTTTAGTAGCGCCTAAAAGGTGCGCCGCATTGGTAAAAGACACCTTATCTTCTTCTGATGTATTTTCTGTAAAAAAACCTTGTCTTGTTAGTTCTCGTCGATTGGCTTGATGGTGCTCGACAAACAACTCATCTTGCAGAGCTTCATTAGCTAAGAATGAATCTAGATCAGTAGCGCCCCCTCTCCCCGTCCAATTGTCAGGGTTGTTCATTGCGGTTCTGTTACCTAGTCTTCCAGTTCCTGGCTTCAGCAGTCCTCTATCTTCCAAAGCCAAAGCACCAAACTGGTAACCCCCCGCATAATGTAAGCCATTAATTGCGCTGTAATCACCAGAGGACTCCCGTTGGAGCATGGCCTTTTGAAGTGCTGAATAATTCACTTTACTTTGCTGCCGCCGACTGCCCCTGACGATATGCTTCAAAGGTTCCAAGCTGTCTGCGGAAATCGGTATAGCCTTTATTACCAAACATGTTCTTTACTACTGATGCTGGTATTGTTTCCTCTACCTTTAATCCTGACGATAAGCTTCTGATCGCGAAAGTTTTTGGCGCCCCCCCTTCATCCCTGCTCTCGACATACACTCGGGACATAAACTCGTCGGCCCCATCAATAAATTTAATCTCTCCATCAGCAAGAATATCAGTCCATGAACCATACTCTTCGCTCTCTGCCATTGTTTGAATGGCGATACTATAAGTTCTATTAAGGGCGCTACGAATTTGGTCATATGCGGCTTTGTTTCCAATCCCTTTTAAGCTCTCCAATCGAGATTGCAGCGTACCAACAGCTACATTCAGACCTTTTGCAAACCTTGCTTCGTCATAATCTAGAGCACCCGTCGGGTCGCCTTTATCGTCTAATACATAAACTGATTTGTTTAACTCCTCAAGTACGCCTTCTACCCTAGTTTGCTCCTTTTCGTAGACCGCAAAGCTATTTGCGTCTATCTCTTTTGACAGTGTTGCCCAGCCGCGCTGCGCGTTGCTAGCTCCAGTCGCTGCAGTCAATTGGCCTGTTCTAGAAGTGTTCCTAGCGGTTTCAGCGTTAAAGTCTGCAGTAGCTTGTTTTTGTAAATCAAAACGAGATGCATCTATTCTGCCGCTAGTCCTAACATTGTGTAGTTCTTTTCTAATGTTTTCTCTAGCTTGAGAGTCTGGAGCTATGGTCATTAGCCATGTGTATGCTGCTATCTGCGCTTTTGGGGGTAACTTCACTGGGATATCTGCAGGAGATTCAACCTTAGCTTCCTTAAGTACCGCTGCCAAGTTTGCGTCATCTTGCGGGGTAGTCTGCAATTCACCAGAAGTAGCTTTTTGTTCAATCTCTTCAGGAGACATCGCATCAAGGCCAGCAAAAATACCTGTTTCTAATGCTTGCGCTGCTTTCTTAGCCTCCGCTGACTGGTTTTGTATATCCGAGAGTCCACCCGCTTCAGTACCCAGAAGTGCAGCTCTTTGCGCTTTTAACTCCTCTACTCTCTTGAGCTTTTGGTCCCTTATTCGATTTTGTCTCCCCCCCGTTTTTGACGCAGAAATGCTTATACTTGCTTCTGCCTTTTCAATATCCGCATCTAAAGCAGCTACTTCAGCCCCTGGATCTGGTGCTTTTTCATTTCTCCTCCAGAGAGGGGTGCCGCTAGGCGCTTGACCCGTAGCCTCTGGGGTAGCTCCCGTTTGAGGTTGAGAAGCGTCAACACCCCCCCGCTGTAATGCAGTTTGGAGAATGTCTGGTACTTCTATACCCATCGTCTCTGCTTGGTCGATGAGTATTCCTAGTTTCTCGGTATCATTCTCCGCACTCGCTAAAATACTTCTGAAAGAACGAGACATCCTTACATCTTTTTCCCCTGTCTCAGGGTCTACAGCCGCAAGGTCAACTTCACCTTGGACTTGAGTCTGTAAAGTATTCAGCGCGGTTTCTGTGTTTACTTCTTCTACTGCAAGGGCTTCTGCCTGTTCTTGAGGCATACCCTGATTCACATAAGTCCCTACTTTTTGTTGAACAACCCAACTTGATTTGCCCCCCTTACTTACGTTTCGAATATTCGTCCTATACTCGTCATCCATTAAGCCGACTATTGTCCGATAGTCTAGTGCAGCTAGTTCTGAACTATCACTTATACCGCCATCAACAGTAAGCGCCCCTTGTCTTCCGTCTTCATAAGCCCCACTGACAGCTGCCGTTCCGCCTTGTCTACTGATTGTGTCGTACTTAAAACCTGGCGGTAGGTCTGTATCTCTGTTGAGGGTGTCTAGAATTACTGAGTCGTTGACCTGCCCCCCCGCTGCGACATTGCGAAGTGACTTTTCTATATTTAATTGAAGCGGATTGTCTTCTGAAATGTACTCAGCGGCTACAGCGTTGCCTATCCAAGTATCAGCAGACTCACTATCAGCTATTTTCTGATTTTTCTGGTTCAGTAAGTCTTGCCCAGTGTTCGTCAGCCCTTGCCCAGTGTTCCTGAGCGTTTGAAACTCTAATGCTCCAGGCTGCAGCGCTTCTGCGCGCGTATTAGCATCCACATTTAAATCTGTCTGCGTTTTATTCAGCTTATAGTTATCTTGTTGCAAACTATAATTTTGATCGTACTGCCGTACCTGCTCGTCAAACTTAGTTTCGTCGAGGTCAAACCTATCGCGCGCCAACTTGCTAGCCCGTTGTTGCTGACCATACCCAAGCCCTTGGGTTATCCCACTAACCAAGCCTGATCCGAAACCACCTGATCCAAAATTACTGGCTGCCATAGTCTTACCCTGTTAAATACTGAACGCCAACATCGCCAAACTGCCTATCGTGCTAAACGTTTGGGCTTTAGATGCTGCTTTCGCTTGTGTGTATTGGTTTTCGCGGGCGGTAGCATCAGCTGCTGCAGAACCCATTTGACTCAAAGAGCTACGATTTACGCCTTGCCCAATATTAATAAGGTCTGACATCAGACGGGTGTTTTGCTCTTTCTGAGCAATACGAGCGTCGTTCATTGACTGAATACCGCCGAGCGTACTTGCCCTTTCAAGCCCTCTACTTTGCTGTTGAATCTGGGCTGGCGTTAAAGCCGCTCCATACCGCGATATGTTTCGCTGGTTTACGCCTGACGCTAAAGCACCCGCTGCTCCTATATCCTCGCGCGCTTGGTCAACAAGAGTTGTATCACTTTGTGCCTTATCTATTAGCTCTTCTTCAAAACCTCGGTAATCTTTAACGTAGTCTAAGTAATCCGCGCGCGTCATTTCTGCAAAGGCTTTATCAGGCTCTGCTACATTAGCCAGCCCAGTTCCACCACCAGAAGCGCCATACCCGGCCCCGCCATATTGCGCTGCTATCCCCTCAAACATTAGCTATACGACCCCTTCTGGCTCATAAAGCCAAACTTCTTACCTTCGCTGTTAACAGGTCTAAAGAACGTACCTTTAACCTCTCGCCCTTTTGCACCCTGTCCATACGGCAAGGGTTCGTTTCCGCTTGTCTGCATATTTCCAAAGCCCTTAGCAAGCGCAGCACCTGCCACTTGACCAATCGCACTGAACTTCGCGTTTGATACCTCAGTATTTGCTTTAGCGCGGTTCAGTGCCTCAGACGTTGCCAGCCGTGACGCTTGCGCCATACCCGTTTGTGCATCAGATGCCTGTTGACGAGCAGTACCTAAAACGTTCGTGCCCATTTGATTTTGTATGCCTAAGCCAGAGTTACCTGCTATTCCAAGCTGGCCTGTCAAAGCGTTCGCTACATCCCCACTATTGTTTTCTCCACGAACGGTTTGCTGGGCATTTTGCCCAGAGAGCGCCTGCATTGTGTCTGCATTTGCACGGCCTCGAAGCTGCTGTGTTGGGTCATCACTACGAGATTGGTCGCGCATCTTGATTAACAGTGGGCCATACTTTTGTTTAAAATATTTGTGTTCAGCCATTGCTACGGCAGCAGATGCTTGTTCTGCTGCGGAGGCTTTTGCTTTTTTCGGCTTACTGCTCATTAGAGTCCTCTCGTATAAACAACGGTTTCTTTCGTCCAACCTTGGTTAAGTAGATAAGGCTCTAGCGCCTTTTCTGCTGTCCTTACTTCAATCTTTTTATATCCCGCGTCTTTTGCTACTTGTTCAAAGAACGGGTAGTACTTTATGACGCAACTCTGACCGCGCTTTTTAGCCCATGCGAGCCACATAAAAAAAGTGCGCTCCTCTGTAAACTCATCTACCTCCTCAGTGGTAATAACAAAACCTTCTGGAGCCATCCAAAAATGCGCTTGCCCGTTAACACAACTGGCGTAAACATCTTCGGGCTTGAATGTCAGATGAGGGTTCTCAACGACAATCTCTTCCAGACCCGTTTTTGCCCAATCCCAATGGTCGCGGATCGAGGCGTAGATAGGATCACCCCCTTTCTCGTCCGTACCGATTACGTCTTCCTGATCCAGACCCGCCGATCCCTCCATAAACCACTCTCCTAGCTACGCCTTCGTTAGCGTGTCTTGCTCTGCGCTCAGCGTTAACCACGGACTCTCCGAAGAGATTTCCGTACAGCTGTGCGCCTTGTAAATCAGACCATGCTTTTCCAGGCATCCTAAGAAGCCTAAATAAAGTGCCATTGACTACAGCATCGCGGTACTCGTCCATAATCTGTTCGTCACATGTAGTCGACGAGTGGGACGGCTTGAGCTGTGCTCTAATTATTGTGCTGGAAACTGCAGTCGCGTTGGGTACTGGAACTAGCCAGAAAACGCTTTTAGACTGCTGCACGTAATACTCTGGATCACCCGCGTAACCAGTCTCGCGCCACTTAGGTTTACGCTGCTCTAGCAAAGTAGTAGATATGGGTTCTAAGTCCTTGCCTTCGTAAGTAGCCCACATGACTTTATGGACAATAGTCCCACTCGGAGCCTCAAGGTCATATTCATAGATGTTGGCGACGGTTGTCACCGGATCTAGCTCAGTTTGGTATGCCCCCGTCCGTTCGCAGAAATCGATAGCCGCTGACCTAATCGTGTTTTCGACCAGTGTGTCAGGGCAACCATCAACCATCGGCAAAATCTCAGGAAGAAGCGCCTCGTAAGCAACCGCCATTTTTTATGCCCCCATCATCGGTGGCCCGCTGGCGTCAGCATTCGGATTACTTATTGCGTCGATTTGAGCTTTGCCTGTTACAGAAGCTGTAAACATTTGGAAGTGAGTCCCTGCACGCTGAGCATTACCCGCAAACTCAGCATCCTTCATGTACGCCATGTACAACACGTAGTTCATGATGGCGTTAGCAAAGATATCGGGGATAGATAAATTCCCGGACTGAGCAACAGTCGCGGGGTTAGATGAATAGACAATTTCTAGATATGAGTTCCCTGCAACGCCTGGGTATACATAAAAGTTTCTTGGGTTTGTCTCGTCGTAAATAAAATGCTTTACAACTGTCGTATGGGCAGCACTACCAGTAACGGTAGGGTCATGCCAATCAGGTGTTTGAGAATCCAAGACAGCACGATCTACCAACCGTACTGCTCTTTTTCCCGTGCCGCCGCTAGCAGCAGACATGTTCCGAATAGCACCTAGCAAACGATTACCAGCTGATGGTATTGCCTGTTTCGTGCCTGTTGCTAATGTAACGGTTGCGTTAACAGCAGAAGCGTCAGGCTTTAGTAAAGCTACCTCGCGCTGTGCGTCGTTAATCCAGAGGACTAGCTCAGCTACTACCGGCCATCTAACGCCAGTAGTGTCCTGCAATACGGTTTGCGCTCGATCTATTACGCTTTGAACAGTTACGGCCATGACTTTTACCTATGAGTTAAGGACTGATTCCCAAGCGGCTTCTCGGGCGTCTGAGCCAATTGATTTACCCATTGCTTTGTTTACAGCTGCGGCTTTCGGAGAGCCATCAGCCTTAAAGTTATCCGGGTCGCCTTCATCCATCATTTTTTCTAGGACTACGACAATGTCGTCGCTAGGCTCTTCACTAGCCGCTACAACAACTTCAGGTGCGCTTTTCGCTTCACCTTCTCTAACTTCTTTTGCACCCATTTGAATTGCCACTAAGCCAACCTCGTCCCCAACAGTTATTGGGATACCAGCCTCGAAGACAATTGCTCCACCACTTAAAGTCGTCACTCGTAATGACTCTGTACTTACTATCTTCATGATTTGTTCCTTTAGGGTAAAAACCCCCCCTCCGAAGAGGGGGAGGGAGTACTACTACTGCGCTGTATCGAGACTAATAACCCCGAAATCCTGTACAGACCCTGAGATGTCAGAGTTGTACTTTGGCTTACGCATTCCGAAAATCTTACCTACGGAAATACCAGACTGGTTGCCATAGTCGAATGTATCTTCGACCATCTCAGGCAAGCCAATGTCGGCCAGAGCAAGAGCTTGAGCACCACAGAACAGAGCACGCGCTCCATCGATGTTTGCGCCTGCGCCCCACTTGTACCCAGCTGTTCCAGCGTTGCCAGAAGCACCTGACGTGGCACCAGAGGTGTTAAACACATGACGGAACTCGTGGATCATCACGCCATCAACCATCAGGCTAGAAGAACCAGAGAACAAGCTGTTGCCTGTCCCTCGAACACCAGCGTTACGGACGTTAGCGAGGAAGCTTGTATCTAGCTTCAAATCAGCCATTTGCTGGGGAGTAACAAACATGTGGAATGTTTCTTGGTTACCAGCACCTCGAATACCACGGATGTAGTTATCTTTCGCGTAAGCTTTTATGTTAACGATAGTCTCGTAGCTGATCTTGTCAGCTGCGGTTACGGCGTTAGTTGCGCCAGCAACGAGTCCATCAGTTGCATCCCATCGACGATGACGATCAGCTGTAGGAGCAGACACGTCGGAAGCGTAGGCAAGGTCAACAAGTTCTTGACCGTTTACTGCGCCACCAACAACAGTACGCAGAGCGCCGTTGTTCTTTGAGGTGTAAGCAACACCTGACAGAGTCAAGAACGCAAGCTGGTCACAACGGTCAGCCATTGCGTAAGCAAGTGCGTCACGAGACTGCTCGCGGAAGTTAACAACTGTCTTCTGATCAGCCATACGGCCAGCGATTCGGTTTGCGAATCTCAACTGGTCAAGCTCAATGGTGATGTCATACGCGCGGAGGGCTTCTTCATTGCCTTCCAGAGTATAGTCACCCGTGATGCCGTCTCCGGTCATGTCGGCAAGCAAGGTGATGTTTGCCTTGGTGCCTTTTTGGTTTTTAGTGAGTTCAGTAACCCGCTGAACCATAGCGTTTGAGCCAGTTCCAGCAAATTGGTTAATGAAAGATTGGTTGCGAGCTACTTTCCAGAAGTCGCGACTCCATGTTTGCAGTTGGTCGCCCGAAAGCGTCCCGAAATTCGTTAAAGCCATGATGGCCTCCAAATAAAATTGACGTTTATGCAGCACACGCTGCTTTATCAGCCGACTTTTGGAGCGGCTAATCCGTTGTTCCCGTATCGTGGGACGACGAACTAGCGCGGATTAACGAGGGGCGACCTCGACAAGTTTTACGCCTTGTGCAGGCGAGGTACGTTTTTTACGGCTACGGGCCGGTCACATATCGTAGTGACGAACGTATAAAGAATATTAGTCTAGGTATTATTAATATACAACACCTTTCGTTACCGAACATTGAGTGTGGGGTGAATGTTCTACCACTTCACTTTGTCAGCCCAGTAAGCCGCTGACATTTTTCCTTTAGCTATGTTCTTCCCGTGTCGGGCTTTAAAGCTTTTACGTTTAGCTTTCATTTTGTCGGACTCACCCGCTTTAGGTTTACCTGCCGTAGAAGCACCTTGCTCACCAAATCGGATGGTCTTTACCTTTTCGCCCTGTTTAGCTACGACGACGTGGCTCTTCTTTGGGTGACTCGGCGTTCGCTTTGGCTTATTAAATCCACTTACCCCCGCTCGGTCGAGACGAGGGTCTTTCTTAGTCGGCATTACAAAATGTCCCCTCTTAGGCGTTTCAATGTCGCTTCAGGCAAAGCCGCGAACTCTTCTTCTGTCATATTTGAAAGGTCTATGCTCTTCTCACCATGCATCGAGCTGCTCTCTCCTGGTAATTCAGGCGGTTGTGCATCTGCTGCCTTCAGCTTCTTTTTAACTTGAGCGCGCTTTTTTGCGATCTCATCGACATTTTTTTGCGCTTGCCCAGCCAAACTTGGCGCACTTTCTTGCGCTTGATCCAAATCGTGATCCTTCACTACAAAGTTCACCGCTTTTGACAGCGCGTCTACAGCCTCAAAACCTTGTACTATAAAAGCGTCTCTTAGCTCTACAACCTCGTTTGTGTAGTCCTCACTAAAGTCCTCAGAGTTACGATCAAAGACGGGGTAGCTGTCCTCCATTGCAGCAGCAGCCTGTTGTAGGGCATTCATCTGTCTGTCTTTAGTAACGGTTTGCGTCATCTCTTGGCGCATTTCGTATTCGACTTGGCCCCGCTCTGCTTTTCTAATCTCGCGACGTAACGCGACTGCCTTGTCAGTCTCGCCATCCAGTACCATGTTCTGGTATTCGAGTTCTTTTTGGTCAAAGTCGTAGTCTTCAGGGGCGTCTTCGGATTTCTCATTCGCGGCCTTTATCTCGTCTAACTGCTTTTGTAAGGCTTTTTGCTTCGCCAACACCTCATCAAGACGTGCTTTAGGCACCATCGTCTTTTTAGCTGGTTTTTCCTTGACTTCAGGCTCTTCTAATTCCGCAGCTTCTTTGAGCGGGGGTTCGTCATCGTCTACGTCTTCTTCTGATCCTTCGTCGTCTGCAGACTCTTCAGCCTCTTCAGACGTCGCTTCTTCATCAGTGCTCTCGCCCTCAACTTCGTCATCCGCACTGTCTGAAATCTCCTCTAATACTTCCTCAAAGCTTAGGTCAAGCTGCGGTGAATCATCGTCTTCGGGCGCATCAGCTCCAGGCATTACTGGGAACTCTAGGGTTGTTTCTTCGGTTGAAGACTCGTCTTGGTTACTCATTTAAGAACTCCTGTTCTTTTTTTGGCTGGGGGGTGTTATTTCTCGCCTGCTGCATAGCCGTAGTCGCTATCTTGGTAGCTGCACTAGTCTCGGACTGCCCTTGGCGTATCTGGTTAGTTGCGGAAGAAAGCTCTCGACGGAGAGCCAGCTGTTCCTGATTCATCTGGAGCTTCGCCTGTAGCTCTGCAACGCGCATCTGAGGATCAACTTCACTGGCATCTTGAGCTTTCGCCATATTGAGCGCAGCTTCAGATTGAAGCTTCTGAACTTCAGCTTCGAGTTTCTGCATCTCAAGCTGCATTTCCATCATGGCAACTTGTTGCTGCTGCGCCATTGATTCCGCTTCCTCTGGGGTGGGAGGCTCAACGCCTGTCATGGTTCGAATACGCTTGGCAAGCTCGCCTTTTCTAGCTAGATGGCTGTACTCAATAATTGCGTCATCTGGAACTGCTACGCCTGCGTTCCGCAGGTTAAGCGCCTCTGCAAACTGGACTTCATCGAAGCTATCGCGTGCGGGGGCTGTGGATACGACTACATCGTATTCGCCAAGCGTAAGGTTGTTAACGATTATCCCCTCGGGAGTAATCTCATTGATTAGCATCTCTTCACGCGGCTTTAGAGGGTCATCCTCATTGGTCACCTGAATAATTCGTTGCTCGCTGTAAAAGGTCTGGATAAGGTTCAGCACTTTCTCCGCTAGGTACTGTCGCGCTTTACGCAGGTTATCTAACGGCACCTGAATCATTACCGCACCACGATTCTGTTTAGCTTGGATCGCGATACCTGAAACTTCAGCGCTGTCTGTGCCCAGCATCGAGTCAGTAACCCCCGATATAGTCTGGATGTTTGCAGCTGCTTTTGATGCGATCCTGTCTAACCCAGTGGGAATCGTATTAGGCGTAATCTTCATCGGCGGGGTAGTGCCGCGCGCATATTCAAGCACCAGACCCGTCTCAGCGCCGTGTTCCTCTAGATCATCGGCTGTCATACCAATGAGTGAGCCGCTCTCAACCATCCACCCACTATTAGCGGTGGTATTAACAATATGCAACTCTTGTGAAGCTATTTTGTTCAGCTGTTCCTGCGGAGATAAAAGGTTTCGAACAACTCCGAAAGGTTTGCCCCTACGGAAATAGCAAAAGAAAGGCACAATTGTGAAGTCGTTATAAGGTGACCAACCGTCATGTAACACAACTTTGTCACAAGTAACCGTCCAACGAACCTGTCGGATCATCTTGCTGATTAATGTAAGGTTATGCTGCTTGGCGAACTTCTTACATTTAGCCTCTTTCCACTCTTCTGGGCACTGTCGTTGGTCACCTGTATCAGGGTCAACGAAAAAATCAGCGCGTGAAACCTTCTTGTGCTGACGCTCGACAACACGGAGCGACTTTACGTTCCGATATTCGTCATCACCCGGTACTCCCGGCCCAAAATGGTCGTCGCCATTCTCAGTTCCACCAAAACGGGACTCATGATACTCCACAGAATCAGGGCCGAAGCTCATGCCGTTTTCCGCCACGAACAACAGCCTCTCTGCTGGCCTTTTCCCGTATAGCTCCTCGATCTCATCAAGTGTCATCCACTTGGTTTCGAAGACCTCGTTCCACGTCTTTGGATCTGCATCTTTCGCGTCTGGATCGATCAGAATGTCCAGCGGATCTTTGGCCGTGATTCGAACTTCGCCCTCAACGTGGTCGCTGAAGTCCATCCGCACATCGAAGAAGCCACGCCCATCCATGATCAAGCCATCTGAGAACACCTGCTGCTCAACCCAGTCGAGCTTGTTGTTATCTGCGATCTGCATGTACAGCTTAGTCAACGTGTTTGCGACTTCTTGGTCACCGCCACGGCGCGGCTTGAACTGAATATCTGCGCGACGTGTGGACTGCTCACCCAAGATGGTATTTACCGTGGGCAGAATCGTGTTAATAGTCAGGGCAGGACGGCCTTCTGCTTCTAGCGCAGATGCGTCGTCTGCGTCCCACTGCTCACCCTGGTAATAATCGTCACACTTCTGCGCCATACGGACATAATCAAGGTGCCCGTTATCCCGCGCGCGCTCGTATCGCGCCCACTGGGTGCGTGTGATCTCTTCTTCTTTGCCGGGGGAAATCTTTTTATCTTTCATGTTATGCGCTCATAGCTGATTTGGTACGGTCACTTTTCATCAGTGCCGGTAATCTGTCTCGCCAACTCGGCACATGCTCGATCTTCTCAATGAACGTGCTGAACTCAGTCATCATCAAACCAATCCAAGACAACGCATCCACTTGATCGTCATGCACACCGTTTGGAAACCTCAGTAGCTCTGCTACCAAAGGCCCAGTGAAGTTTTCTTCTTTCGGCAGGAACACCATCCCCTGCTGCATCCGGCCTTGGATCGCTCGCGCGCGAGCCTCTTTATCTCTACGTCCTGTTTTTAAATCTTTGAAGTACGCTTCGTACAGACCGCGCTCACGGACCCGCTTCTCTAGAAACGGCCCAAGGGCCATCTCAATATGTCCTTTCTCAATCCCGATAATGCTGGGCTTCCACATCTCATAGAGATCTAGAATCCGCTCAACGATCTCGAAGCCATCGAACCTGCCACGTACCATATCGACCACGTACAGCTGGTCCTGCTCATCAACACCTACAACGATGCCAACGGTGTAATCGTTTCTATCATTCTTACCAATTGCCAAGTCCCACGCGCAGTAGAACTTCATGCGGTCATGGTCGACGTCATCGCGGTTATAGTAATTCAGCATGTCTCGGGTGAAGTATTCACCGTCATCTGCAACAGGATTCTGCTGATACAGCGCCGACCAATCGCGTGGGCCAACGGCTTTTTCAATTCTGGCTAGAGCCGCCTCATCGTATCGCTCAGCATGGAGCGCTTCGCCCGTCTTTCGGAACTCTTCATCGACTTCGGCTCGTGCAGGGTAGTTAACAACCTCCCACTGCTCTCCGTTATCAGCGGCTGCTTTAAGAAGTCGCCCTGCAAGGTCGTCATCGTGCCAGCGAGTAAGAATGACAAGAACGCCGCCACCGGGGGCAAGCCGCGTGTACGCCGTCGAGGTGTACCAATCCCAAGTGCTTTCGCGTGCGTTTGAAGACTCAGCGTCATCGCGGTTCTTTACAGGGTCGTCAATAACAAGAATATGCGCGCCTTTACCCGTGATACCACCGCCGACACCCGCCGCCACATAACCGCCGCCCGTTGTTGTAAGCCAAGCTTCTGCACTCTGGCTTTGAGGATCGAGGCGCGTTTTGAAAGCTGACTTGTAACCTTCTTCACGCAGGAGTCCACGGACTTTACGGCTGAACGCCATCGCCAAGGAGCCTGAGTACGAGCACGAGATAAACTCATGCTCTGGATTTCTGCCCAAGTGCCAAGCCGGGAACGCCACGCTTGCGAGCGTGCTTTTACCGTGCCGAGGTGGCATGAAGAGCATAAGTCGTGGAGACTTTTTCTCAGCAACATCTCTACTAAATACCTCCAACCTCTTACAAATATCTTTGTGGACCCAACCCGCTTGGTAATCGTGGTTGAATCTTTCCACAAACG